TCCGACGACCGATCTCATCGACGGGATCATTCGCTTCCATGTATATGTCACGCCTCCTGCACCGGCTCGCGAGATCGACTTCATAGTCGAGTACGACCCGCAGTATCTCGAAACGCTGTTCGCAGCGTAAGGAGGGTGGAATAAATGGCAAATCAAGTACCCGAAAAGCTCATAAATTTTAGGGTGTACCTGGACGGCAACGATCTTATCGGCGTGGCGGACGTCGAACTGCCGAGCATTGAAGCAATGACGGAGACCGTGAAGGGGGCCGGGATAGCCGGCGAGATAGACAGCCCCACGCTAGGACACTTCGGCAGCATGACATGCACCCTTAACTGGCGTACGGTGGAAAAACCGACGCTCAGCCTTGCCGCACAGAAGGCCCACAATTTAGACCTCCGTGGTGCAAATCAGGTTTATGATGCAGGACTGGGTGAATATATCGTCCGTCCCGTGAAGGTCGTTCTGCGTGCCGTGCCTAAGACTTCGGTCAACCTAGGCAATCTGGACGTTGGCGTCAGTGCGGGGGCATCCAACCAGTTTGAGATCCTCTACATCAAAGTCGATGTAGACGGCTCGACAATGGTGGAGATAGACAAACTCAATTACATCTGCAAGATTGACGGCATTGACTACCTCGCTCAGGTGCGTGTGGCTCTGGGTCTCGATTGAGGTGACACGGGATGAAAATAAAACTGAGCAAGCCTTTTGCTGTTAACGGCATTGAAATTGAGGAAATAGATCTCAATTTCGACAAACTGACGGGGGCAGATCTGATTGCCGCATCGCGTGAATCCGTACTGTTGGGCGACAATTCGCTTGTCCATGAGCTGTCCAAACAGTATCTGGCCGTAGTCGCCGCAAAAGCTTCGGGCCTCAATGTGGACGACATAATGAAGCTGCCGGCAAAGGACTTCACGGCAATAACTTTGGCTGTCCAAGATTTTTTGCTCTAAGCGGCCTCGGGCATGACTGTGCAGGGCAGATGGCGGAGATGGCTATTTTGCTGTCAATGACCACATACACGCCTGCGACATTCTGGATATCAATGCCGCTCAGCGAGTTGAGCCTGTGGGCCGAAAGGGCTTCTAAGATAGTGAAAAAAGGAGGTGGCGATAGAATTGGCAACCACATATGAACTTGCAGTTAAAATAGCTGGAAAGCTTGACTCTACATTCGGCCAGTCATTCATGTCCGCTACCGCCACCTTACAGAAACATCAGGAAAAGATAGCAGGTGTCAGAAAAAGCCTTAAAGAGCTTGAAGAGGCACACAAACAAGGCAAGATATCCACTGAAGAATATGCTGCTTCTTACGCTAAACTGTCTCAACAGCTGGACAAGGCTAAGGCCGCTCAAGAAAGGCTCGCTAAGGCTGTTAACTTCCAGAAGAGCATGGAAGAAAAGGCATCTGCCGCAGGCGGTAAGCTTCTGCGCTCAACTGCCCTCATGACTGCTGCCCTTGCAGGGCCGGTCGTTGCAGCAATGAACTTTGAATCTTCTATGGCTGACGTGCGCAAAGTCATCGACTTTGAAACGCCAGAACAGTTCAAGAAAATGGGGGAAGACATTTTATCTCTTACCAAACGCATACCTATGACAGCTCGCGGTTTGGCTGATATCGTTGCAGCGGCAGGTCAGGCAGGGGTTGCAAGGGATGAATTATTGGCTTTTGCAGAAAGCGCAGCTAAAATGGGCGTTGCCTTCGACATTACGGCTGAACAGGCAGGGCAAATGATGGCCCAGTGGCGTACGGCTTTCAAAATGAGCCAAAAAGAAGTCAACGAACTTGCCGATCAAATCAACTATTTGGGTAATACTACTGCTGCTTCTGCACCAAAAATCTCAGATATAGTTACTAAAATTGGGCCTCTTGGAGAAATAGGCGGTGTGGCCGCAAGAGAGATAGTTGCACTTGGGGCGACAATAGGTAGCGTCGGTATCCAAGAAGAGGTTGCAGCGACTGGCATCAAAAACTTGGTTTTGCGTCTGAATTCAGGGGCAAGCGCAACGGATAGGCAAAAGAAAGCGTTCAAGTCGCTGGGGCTGTCAGCGACCAAATTGGCAAAGGCCATGCAAAAAGATGCCAGCGGGGCTATCTTGAGCGTTATCGAAGCCTTGGGTAAGATCCCCGAATATAAACGGACTGCTATTTTGACCGATTTATTTGGTAGAGAGAGTGTCGCAGCCATAGCCCCTCTAATAACCAATATTGATAAACTGAGGGAGAACCTGCAAAAAGTTGGAGACGCCACACAATATCAGGGAAGCATGGAAAAAGAGTTTGAAGAGCGCTCTAAGACAACTGCGAACGCAATTCGTATATTGGCTAATAACATTAACATCTTGAGCGTTAACCTTGGCAGTGTCCTTCTGCCTCCCTTGGCTGCCACAGCAGAAAGGTTATCGGGAGTATCGGACAAAATAGCAAAATGGACGAAAGCCCATCCAAAATTAACGAAAGTGTTAGTGTTGGGCACTGCTGGGCTGCTTGCGTTCAATGTGGCCGTCCATGCCATGGAGTTCGCAGTATTTTCCGGGCTGGCAAAGCTTGCGAAGCTGTATGTGCTGTTTGTGCAGTATGATGTTGCCGCAAAGATAGCTGCAATATCGACGAAGATATTCGCTGCCGCACAGTGGCTTTTAAATGCCGCAATGTCAGCGAACCCCATTGCCATGTTAATTGTCGCCATTGCAGGGCTTACGGCCGGTCTTGTTTTGCTTTATAAGAAAAGCGAAACAGTAAGGTCGGCAATGAATAGCCTGTGGAGCATCATGACATCCGGAGCCTCCGCAGTATTCCAGGCAGTTACAAATGCGCTTAACTGGGTAATCGATAAGGTCAACTGGTTCATAGATAAGCTCAACAAGATAAAGCTGCCGAGCTGGCTGCCAATGGTCGGCGGCAAAGGCGTAAACATACAGATGATCGAGCAGATCAAATCTCCGGCAGCAGCTCCTGCGCCTGTACCGGGACATGCCGAAGGCGGTATCTTTACAGCTCCGCATCTGGCAATGGTAGCTGAAAAGGGACCGGAAGCAATATTGCCTTTGGAAAAACTGCTTAATATTTTTAGAGAACAAAAAGCTGTCTCAACGCCGGCAATCAACATCACCTATTCGCCCGCATCACCTGTTATTAACATTTATGAGCAAGGCGGAATCAGTACTGAGCGGATCAGAAACGAGGTGCTTAATGCCGAAAGGCGGGCACAGGAAGAGTTTGAAGCAAGGTTAAAGGCATTCTTAGCGCAACAGAGGAGGCTAAGCTATGCGTAAATATACGACTACACAGGGCGATACCTGGGATTACATAGCATACAAAGTTTACGGAGCCGAGAGCGGGACAGAGTTTTATATGTCAACGTTGCTCGAGGCGAATCCAAAGTATCTAGGTTATGTGGTATTCCCGGCAGGTATAGAAATTAATGTCCCAGACGTGAAAGTTGAGCTTCCCAAAATGCTTCCGCCTTGGAAGAGAGGGTCTTAAATGGCAAAGATCAGACGGGCTTCACTGTCACTTTCATATAACAATGTAGATATAACGACTGATCTTTCAAATTATTTAGTTAGCTTTTCTTATGAAGATAACTCGGACAATAAAGCAGACGACCTCCAAATTGTGTTGGAGGACAAAAAAGGTTTATGGCGTGGCAGTTGGTATCCAAACAAAGGTGCCAGGTTAGTCGCCTCTATTATTACCCAAGATTGGCGATTTGCAGGCACAGCGCAAACACTTCCATTGGGATCATTTGAGATAGACGAAATAAGCTACACTGGACCGCCAGATGTAGTAACGCTCAAAGCAGTGTCTATACCAGTCCATTCGTCTCTTGTTGATGAAGACAAAATAAGGGCTTGGGAGGAAACTGCTTTATCTGTGATTGCGGGCGATATAGCAAATGAGGCACAGCTTGAGTTAATGTTTGATAGCGACTATGACCCGGAATATGACCGAATTGAGCAATCAGAGGAACCCGACCTGCCGTTCTTGCAGCGTCTGTGCGATAAGGCAGGACTAAGTCTAAAAGTATCGAGTGACAAAATAATCATCTTTGACAGCACCAAATATGAGGAAGCGCCGAGCGTTGCTGTGATTGCAAAAGGTGAATCCGACATTATTTCATATGAATTTACATCGGCAACCAGAAATATCTATTCTGCAGCCAGGATAGAATACCAACCCAGCCTTTGGGAGGACCCGATCGAATATACTTACACTCCGCCAAATGCACCAGAGACGGGAAAAACACTGTTCATTAACGAAAGAGCAAGTAGCCTTGCAGAGGCGGAGAAAATAGCAAAACTAAGGCTTAGGAAGAAAAATGCTAACGAAAACAGGGCAAGTATTACGCTTGTTGGCAATCAATTGCTTGTAGCTGGAGTAAATGTAACACTTTCAGGATTTGGGAACTTCGACGGCAAATATTTTATTGAAACTGCTGTGCATTCAGGCCCAAATTATGAAACTAAATTGGATATTAGAAAGGCTTTGGGTGCATGCTAAATGGAAAACATCAAAGGTTTAATAAGAGTCGGCAGGGTCTCTGCTATATATCCAGAAAAAGCCCGCGCACGTGTCGTATTTGAGGCGCACAAACTTGTATCTTATGAACTTTCTGTTGTGCAAAAACAGACGCTTAAAAATAGAGATTACTGGATGCCGGACGTTGGAGAATATGTCCTATGCATATTTCTGCCAACCGGCAATGCAAGTGGCTTTATCGTAGGATCTTTATATTCCGAGCAGAATACCCCCGACCTTAATACTAATGACAAAAGGGCCATGCTATTCGATGACGGAACATATATTGAGTATGACAGAAAGGCCCATTTACTGACCATTGATGTGCCTGATGGGATTATAAACATAAACATTAACGGGCCGGTTAACATCACTGCTACTGGGAATATCAATGTAAATGGTGATGTGATTGCCGATGGCATTAGCTTGAAGAATCATGTTCATCCAGAAAATGACAGCGGCGGCCCAACTGATCCTCCGCAGTGAGGTGAAAAGTAATGATTGGTGTTATTGGTGACCAAAAGCTAAACAGGGTAATTACTTTTACGACTTCGTCCGATAAGATCCTTACATTTGATGGCTTCGAGCAAACATCATCTGTCAGGCTTGGCAAGCATGATGTACACATGCAGAAACCAAAGACAGAATTCTTGGGGCCAGAGCTTGACACTATCTCGTTCGTCATCCGTCTTGATGTAGCTTTTGGGGTGAACCCTATAAATGAGATCAGGAAATTATATCAGCTGCAAAAAGAGGGCGAAGCAGTATCGCTAATTATTGGTAACAGAAGCTATGGTGAAAATCTATGGACCATTAAATCTCTCAGGCAGCAATACAAACAGGTTGATAATCGTGGCAATTTGCTCATAGCCGAATTAAATATCGAGCTGGAGGAGTATGTATGATGCATGAAATAACTGCAGAAAGTATAAATCAGATAAATTTTGCCCCCGGCTCATTGGAAGAAGAAGTCTTGCAAAACGTAAAAACAATACTCACAACCATGAAGTATTCTGTGCCTCTTGATCGTGAATTCGGGCTGTCCGCCACAATGCTGGATGATCCCATGCCCATTGCCAAAGCTAAGCTGACCGCTGAAATTATTACAGCAATACGCAGATGGGAACCCCGTGCCAGGGTGGTAGAGGTTATATACGAAGGAGACGGCATGGACGGCATATTGAGGCCGAAAGTGAGGGTTGAGATAAATGCTTGATAATTTGCCAGACATAACATTTGTTGAAAAAGACGCAAAGCTTATAGAGAGCGAAATTATAAATGCTTATGAAAGCCTTGCTGGTCGAACGCTTGCTCCTGGCGATCCCGTAAGGCTGTTTTTACTATCAATTGCCTCGATAATTATTCAGCAAAGGGCTTTGATTGATTTCTCAGCGAAACAGAACCTACTTGCCTATTCAATAGGAGATTACCTTGATCATATTGGCGCATTGCTTGGCGTAAAGCGTCTATCTGCGAAGCCTGCTACCACAACTATCAGATTCGCTTTATCTGAAGTTAGACAGGATGTTATAGCTATACCAAAAGGGACCAGGATCAGGGCGGAATCAAGTGAAATTGTTTTTGCCACAACGGCCTATGCTGAAATACCTGCAGGACAATTAAGCATAGATATACCAGCTGAATGTATGGCAGTTGGCGAGGTGGGGAATGGATACCTGCCTGGGCAGATAAAAAGACTTGTGGATCCTATCCCGTGGGTCCAAAGCGTAGTAAATATCACTGAATCGTCCGGCGGGAGTAATGTAGAAACAGATGACAACTTCCGTGATCGCATCAGGATTGCTCCTGAAAGCTTTTCGGTTGCTGGGCCGTCTGGAGCCTATAATTTCTGGGCTAGGACTGCACATCAGGATATAACTGATGTAGCGGTTATTTCGCCAAGTCCGGGAGTGGTCGAAATTTACGTCCTGCTCAAAAATGGCGGCATACCATCACAAGAAATATTAGATGTTGTGCTTGAGACAGTTTCGGATGAAAAAATCAGGCCTTTAACCGATCAGGTATTCGCCCTCGCTCCTACGGTTATCGAATATGATCTCGATGTAACGTGGTGGCTTGCAAATGATAGAGCTGTTGAGGCGTCACAAATATCTGCAGCTGCCAATAAAGCAGTAAATGACTGGACATCTTGGCAAAAATCAGCGCTAGGACGCGACATTAATCCGTCCGTCCTCATATCAAAGATGATTGCCGCAGGTGCCAAAAGGGTTGATGTTATATCGCCATCGTTTACCGTGCTTGCTCCTTCCGAGGTGGCAATAGCAAGATCCGTTTCGGTGACCTTTGGGGGTATGGAAGATGCGTGATCTCTATACGATGACGCTTGAAGAATTGCTGCCGCACTCGCTGTTAAGCGATGAAAATGTCATATCTGCCGCAAAGGCGCTTGACGGCGAGATACAGACTGTTTCTTCTTCTATTTTTGAAGCCTTGATACTATCTCGCATAGATGAACTACCTGCGGAGATAGTTGATTTGTTGGCTTGGCAATTTCATGTTGATTTTTATGATCCGGCCTTAAGTCTTACTGCCAAAAGAAACTTGGTAAAATCTTCAATTCTTGTACATAAAAGGAAAGGAACACCTTGGGCCGTTAAGCAGGTGTGCAATGATGCATTCGGCTATGCAGAGATAATTGAATGGTTTGATTATGGTGGTGAGCCTTATCACTTCTCGATTCTTACGGAAGGGAGTTTGGTAGATAGCGTAGCATGGCAGAGTTTCTTTAGGGCACTTGAAAGTGCAAAAAATGTTCGAAGCTGGCTTGACGAGATAACAATATCAAGACCATTACATCTTGACTTGTATTATGGGATGCCTGAGCTGACTAAAGGCACAACATCGCTGACCACACGCTTGCCAGATAGCATTGTTACAAAGCCATATTATGGTACGGCAACTGGCAAGCTTGGTAATATGACATTAACTACACTGCGCTGAAAGGAGGTGTTTAAGTGGCTAATTTTAAAGCAATGACATTGACCAAGGCAGGGAGGAATATATTAGCAGCAGGGCAAACGGGGACTCCAATAATATTCACCCGTGTTAAGGCTGGTGATGGTGTCCTGCCACCAGATGCTTCAATAGCTGACATGACTGACGTAATTAATTGGATCACAGACTTACCCATCAATAGTAGCACCGTGACTGGGGATGGCATGGCAGAAATCGAATGCATACTTAGCAATCAGAATTTGGAGAATGGATACTGGTTTAGAGAAATAGGACTTTTTGCAATGGACGCTGAGGGGAACGAAGTATTGTATGCCTATAGCAATGCGGGCGATGAACCTGACTATATACCTGCTGGGGGTGGGCCGCATGCAGTTCATATTATCTTTACGCTTATAACAGTTGTCGATCAGGCGGAGAATGTAACTGCTATTATCGGTGGTAATCTAGGATTTGTTACATTTCCTCGTCTTGAAGAGGAACTGGATAATCTTTTTGCACCTTATGTCCCGGCTGACGGTTTTTGGACATTCTCGACAGAAGAAAAGAAGCTAAGGCCAGCTACTGTGGCTGAATCTTTGAAAGTACTGTTTAGATCTGCATCTGGTATAGATCCTGTTTTTGTAACGTGGAACCCTGAATCTAAAACAATAGGGTTTTTACCGATGCGTCGAGTAATTATCAGAGCTGAACGCCTCAGTGGTGGGACACCATTATTGCAACCCGATCAATACGACGGCAGGCTGTACGGAGGTACCCCGTTGCTCCCGATTGATCAATACGACGGCAGAATATACGGAGGAGATCCGCAAACGTTATAAGGAGGGATTAAGATGGCAGATGAAACCAGAATTATCACGGTCAAGAGAGGCGTGACCGATGAATGGAATGCAGAAATACAGCCTCTTGATAAAGGTGAATTGGGTTATGACATAACGTCCAATAAATACAAAGGCGGCGACGGATCTACCGCTTTTGCCAATTTGCCGGCATTTGTGACCGAAAAGGATGTTAACATAGAGGGAAGCATTATATATTCGGGACCACGGCGAACACCCACGCTGACCGAGCCTGTCGGTGTGGTATTAGTTCAAGGCGGAGGAGGGGCAGGCGTATGGGACAGAGTAAATCTGGCAGGGGATCCGATAGCCATACCGTCGGGATATTTTTCTTCAAGGCCAGAGTACCAGATTAACGTAACCGCTATAGACGGCCAGGCCATGGTTAATATCGACAAATTCCATTATGCCAGGCTGACTCTTGCGTCAGGGCCTTACGCAGGTAAAAAGGCATGGTTTATTAATAAAACGGCATTCAACGGATCTGAGGTGCATCCTGCATTTTTGAATAACGTAGGTGCCGAGATTGATAACTTCTGGGTGGGGGCATATGAAGCAGTTGCAGACGGTACGTCAAAAGCTGCCAGCTGGAACAATAAACCCCCTTTAGTGAGCATAGACTTTCCCACGATGGTATCCAGATGCTCTGCAAGAAACACGGGAGGGGTTACAGGGTTCAGGCTAATCGATATATATCAAATAGCAGCAATCCAATACTTAGCTTTAGTGGAGATGGGGGCACCCGATTCTCAGACCATACTCGGGCGCGGGAACTGTGATTGCCCGTCAGGCGGTTCTGCCATGAACACAGGATATACCAATGCCATATGGCGTGCCATACACGAGTTATGGGGTAATGTATGGTGCATGGTGCAGGGCATAGAAAACAGAAATGGTGTGCTCTGGATATGGAATAAAAACGGGTCGCAGTCATGGGTTAATACGGGAGTTACCTTGCCAGACAGTGGGTGGATAGTTGACATGGCAGATACGGCAGGAAGCGGATTTGACTTAAAGGCACTGTTTATCCCGTCGACTACTATCCCGTATATGTATATGGAGCAAGGATCGTGGAGTGATTACTTTAGTATTGTTAAAGATGGTACGACAAAAGTTTGTTATCATGGCGGCGGCTGGCTTTACGCCTCGTCCTACGGGTTGTTCGGGTTGAATTTGGACAATCCTTCCTCGCACTCGGCCACGGATCTCGGTGGTCGCCTCGCAAAGGTGTAAGCTGGGGTACTGATATGCTGAATTCTGATGCCGAAGCGGTAGCGAAGGCAAGCTCTAAATATGGCCCTTTGATCATCCAAGATAAACTCAGGCAGCTTGCAGCTTACGAACGCGCTGCGCTTTTACAGTTTCCTCGTACAGAAAGGCACTCTATTTGCCAGGATATTCGCATGACAACAAGAAACATTCAGCGCCTCATAAGTCGCTGTAAGAAAAGGTACTACAAGAAGACTACACTTGAGGACATTGATGTAGAACTTGATTTGCTTCGTGAACTTATATCTGAAAGTTACGAGTCAAGATATATCAATGTTCACAAATACGAGGTTTGGTCACGGAAAATCAATGAAATAGGCAAAATGGTAGGTGGCTGGGTAAAGGCTTTGAAGTCTTCCAGGTGTTCCTAAGATTTGGGCATCGTTTCTATGGCGGTAGCTGGAATAACGGCTCGAACTGCGGGTTGTTTAGGTTGAATTTGAACAATCCTTCCTCGAACTCGAACACGAATATCGGTGGTCGCCTCGCAAAGGGGAAATTGCGGCCAGAAGCGAAATTGCCTAAGGGCATTTCGTGAGTGCCTTTTCCTTTGGGAAACGGTGTCCGCGCCGATAAAAAGGCGAAATATCAAAAGAAGTAGGGCCGCAAGTAGATATTTCGAAAGCGGCCTTATGGTTTTAAACGGGGGAGTTGCATGCCTAAAAGTTATAGCAATCTATGGCCACAGATCATTTCCTTTGAAAATCTTCTGAGAGGATTTAACGAAGCGAGAAAAGGCAAGCGATATCAGTTGGAAGTTTTACGTTTCTCAGATCGTCTTGAAGAGAATATCTTTAGAATACAAGATGATCTGATAGCCGGGAGATGGGAGCCTTCGCCATTTAAGGAGTTTATTAAAGTAGATACGCTGAAAAGAAGGCTAATTCAAGCACCTGCATTTTGTGACAGAGTAGTACATCACGCGCTTGTTGGCATAACTCAACCATTTATGGAGCGAAAGTGGATTTACGATTCCTATGCTTGCCGATGTGGGAAAGGGGTTCATAGGTGTGGGCTCAGAACAAAGGACTTTTTACATAGAGCATGGCGCATGTGGGGGCGAGTATATGTTTTGCAAGTAGATATATCTAAATATTTTCAGTCTATACATCATCAAACATTGCTTGATATCCTAAAGCGCACCTTTCGTGAGAACGAGGTACTTTCTTTGTATAAAACAATCATAGAAACCAATAACGCAACTGGACGAGGGATACCAATAGGAGCGTTAACAAGCCAAACATTGGCTAATCATTATCTTTCTGAAGCAGATCATTTTATAAAAGAAACGTTAAGAATCAAATTTTACGTAAGATATATGGATGACATGGTCATTTTAGGTCCTGCTAAGCATTATTTAAAAGACATTCTAGCAGAGCTAAAGTGGTTCGTTGAAACAAAGCTGAAGC